AAGGAGACCTGGCCTCCGGTCGCGAAGTTGACTGTGACGGAAGTGCTGTTGCTCAGGACGCGCTCGGCGGAGAGCGTGCCGTTGGAAGATCCAACGATGTATTCGGCATCCGTCGGCGCGCCGCTGCCGCCGGTGTTCTGGACCCAGCCAGGATTCGCACCGCTGCCGTTCGTCTGGAGAATGTAGCCGGCGGTGGCCGCAGGCAGGCGCGCCCAGCTGGTAGACGAGCGATACAGAATGTCGCCTTGCGCTGCGCCGCTAATGTCCAGCTGGTCGAGCGTCGGCCGCGCGTGCACGTGATCGACGCGGGCCGCGGTGATCGAGACGCCAGCCGTAGCGGAGGCGCCGAGCGCAGCCGGGGCGGTCGAGTCGAACAGCTGCCGATTGCGCCAGACGGTAGTCGACGAATCGTAGGAGAGAAAGTCCCGGTTGGCTACCGTCGTGACGAGCACGTCGTGCAGTTCCTCCAGCTCGAAGCCATTCAGGATGTCGACGTAGATAATACCATCGGCTACGCCGGCCTTCTTGATGCAGTAGCCAATTCGCACCGAGTGGTTCGGCTGCGTCGGACGAACATTCACGAGCCCGCCCGGCGTCGTCGACGAAAGCCAGAGCGTGTCGCCCTCGTTAAATGCGTTGGTATCAATGCCGCGTACGAGGCCGCTCGTGATGATAAAGCCGCTCGAATTATCGGCGATCGACTCAGCCACCAGCCCGATCGTCGTCGCCGAGTTTATGTCGTTAGTCCCGAGCGCCAGCGCCACCTTGAGCCGCGTGCCGGAGGATCCGTCCTGCTTCACCACCTGGCCCTTCGTGAAGGCGGCTCCGCTTTGATTGTAAATCTTGATGTGCTGATCCACGCCCAGCAGCGCGGTCACGTTGGAATCGAGCCCAACTTGGATCGCGCCCTCGGTCGCGTTCCAAACGGCCTTGGCCGTCGCGACGGCGACGGTGCTCGAGGTGTTGAGCGCGAAATAGTCGACCTGGGTGATCGTGTTGGTCGCACCGAAGACCGAGTCGACCGGGAAGTCTATTGGGTCGCTGCCGCCGGTCTGGTGCGTCGAGGCGTGCGCGGTCGGCGTACGCGAATCGGAGAGGCGCGCGTCGTTCGCTTGCACGGCCTTGAGCGCGGCGCTTTCGCCCGAGGTCGCGAACGTGACAACGCCGGAGGCCGTAGTGGTCGCCGCCTGCTTGATGTTCGCAAAAGCAGCCGTGACGGACGCGACGTCGGTGAGGTTATTCGCGCCCAGCATATCACCGCCGCCGGGGATCGTTTCCCAGCTCGTAGCGGTTCCGTCGGTCTTTAGGAACTTGCCAGCGTTGCCAGACTGCGAAGGCAGCGAGTCGCCGCCTCCTCCACCGCCACCACCTGCGCCGCGCGCCGCGATGACCGCCCACTTCGCGCCAGCTCGGCCGACATTCTTCCGCCCCGGCGTGTCGTTCGTGTCTTCGAGCGCGAGGTAAGTGCTGCCGTACCACGAGAACAGATCGCCGCGCTGCGCGACCATCCCCTCTTTCCATTGCCCGCGGTAGGAGTCGATCAGCGTCGGAGCCGCGGCCAGCTCCGTCTTGGGCAACGCCGCGTTCACCGCGTGCTGGATCTCGATCACCAGTCCGCGCTCTAGCTTCGTAATGCGCTCCTTCGCGGCCTCGGTGAGCGCGCCTAAAATGCGGCCCTCAATCTGCTCCGCAGTCAGGCCGATTTGCTTCTCGGCCTCGGAGAACTGCGCTTGAGCAAGAGCGACGACCTCCGCGCGGATGGCTTCGAGCTTGGTCTGCGACTCGACAAGCGCGGCACTGTAACGAGCTTCAATCTCTTCGTTGTATTTGCCATAGGCTTCTTGAACGAGCCCAGGCACTGCCGCCGTCAGCTTGGCATCGAGCTCCTTGCGAATCTCGGGAACCGTCTTGCCGACTTGCTCAAGCAGTTGGTCGAGCGCGGCGTCGTGCTCAATCAGCAGTTTCGAGAAAAGCTCCGTCTTCTTGCCAATCTGTTCGTTCCAAGTGATTAGCGATTCAAGGACGCTTTGCATATTCAGGAGGTCTTGAGGCGGGAGCGCTTGTCCGCAATGGATTTGACCAGAGCATCGAGCTTGTTTTCCGAATCCGTCCGCTCGGCAAGCATCTTGCGCGCGTCGGAGAGCGAGACCTCAGGCTTGAACTCAATGACTTGAGGCTTGGCCGGCTCGAAGCCGATCTTCTTTAGCGACTGCTCGATCTGCGCGCCGCTCTTCGCGTGCTGGCCCAGCTTCTCACGCACTGCGGCGAGCTTGGTCGCTTTGTCGGCCAGCCGCTCAAGCGGCCGCTTAGCGCGATTGCGCCCGGCTTCTAGTGCATCGGCGACGCTCGTGGGCCGGCTAAGTTCCTCGCGCTTGAGCGCCTCGGATTTCGCACGCGCCCAGCTGGCGCCGGCGTCACCACCCCAGAGCGCCCACGCGATCCGTCCGGCGGAAGGATAGCCGTCCTCGCCAGGAGAAAAGCCCGTACCCTGCTTGTCCACCTCGTGCCGCGCAAAGTAAGAGACCATCCGGCGCACCGTGTCGGGCGAGAGGCTGGCCTTGTTGCTGATGTCGCGCGCGCGAGCGACGCCAACGGCCGTGCCTCCGCGGTTGAACTTCTCGCGCCACTCAAGGCCGCGCTTGGCCTCCGCTGCCATTGCGTCCGTCGGCGTCAGGTCAACGGCGGCAAAGCGCGCGAGCTCCGCCGGCGTGGCCGGCTGGTCGGGCGTTTCCGATTCCGTGCCCGAGGATTCCGCCTGCGCCTCCGCGGCAGCAGCCGCGACGTTGTCGCCCGTAGCCGCAGCGGCGGCCGGCGTGCTGGGAAGCGAGTTGGTCACGAGGCGAATCGCAGTCTCGGGTATCTCGTAGCGCTCGGAGAGCTCCTTGACGAAGCTCGCCTCCGCCGCGATCTGCTCAAGGCGCGTAAATGCATCGGTGCCCTGCTCAGACGCGATTTCCTGCAAGGACTTCGCGCCCTGCCGGTTCTCGTTCAGATTGGCCGCGGACTCGCGACCGACGTCGATCGTCAGCTTGGGCGGGAAGCGCCACTCGCCGCGCGTCGCGCGCTTGAGCGCCTGAACCGGAGTCTCGCCGTCGCGAGCCGGAGGCGCCGGGATCTCGCCGCGCGCGATGGCATCCAAGATCACCGCGTTCTTGATCGGATCGAGCACCTTGTCGACGAGCACGCCCTGATGCCGCGCGAACACGCGATCCGCCGCGGCAAACTCCGCGCGGACGCTCGGGCCGGCGTAATCCTGCGTGCCGAAGAGGACGCCCTTCGGGATGCCGACCGCGATCGAGAGCTCGTGCATCAGATGCGCGATGAATCCGGTGAAGGCTGTGCTCGGCCGCGCCGGCATCGTCTCGACGCGGTCAGCCTGGCCGAGATACTTAATCATCCCGACTTCGGAAAGCTCGTTCTTCTGCTGCTGGCCGCTCGGCAGGACAGCGCTCGGCGTCGGAGTGAAGAGGTTGCGCGAGTTGGCCGTGCCGCGGTCCGTGAAGACGAGTGCCGCCTGCTGCGAGGCGAAGCGCACGCCGGCCTTCTCGGCCTGGAGGATCTCGTGCAGCATCCGCGCCGTCTGGATCGCCGCGTGGAAGTCGGTGACGCCGCGATACTGATCGACGCGGAACGGGTCGAAGTAGTGGCAGAAGTTGCCGGCCGGCACGTCCTCGGCCCCAAAGTAAACGCCCTCGCGCGTCACGCGGTAAATGCGATACGCGACCGGCACGCCGAACTCGTTGGTGATGACGCCCTCGAAGTAGTTCTCCGAGTCGAGGCCCATCTCGTTTGGATTGCCGATGCGGGTCGCCGGCACCAGCTGGAGCTTCAGCCCATCGCCCACGCGACGGATAACGAACCCGCAGTCGCCGTCCACCGGCCGATTTTCCGCGGCCAGCTGCACGAGCTTTCGGAAGGAGTTGCGGCCGGTCGCGTCGGCCTGCTTGCACCACGTATGGAACCACTCGTTGACCGTGGCGTTGTAGTCGCGGTCTCCAGTCGCCGGCGAGTATTCGGTCGGCGTCAGGTAATTGCCGAATTTGCGCGAGACCTCCTTAACCTCGGGACAATTCTCGACCAAGTTGCGCGCCTCCCACATCATCACCACCCGCTCGCGCACCGTCTGCGAGGACTCGCTCGGCTGGCCGTACTGCATTGGCGCGTAAAGCCGATTCGTCTGCGCGGCGTTGTAGCTGAACAGCGCGGTCTCGACGCGAGCCTGGAGCCGGCGGAGCGCGGCCTGCGGCGCGATGGTCTCAAGCGCCCGCTCGAACCACGGCCGATTGCGGATGACTGCCGTCGCGTCGAAAGTCTGCATAATCAGTTCCCGTTAAAGCTGACGAAGGTCGTGTCGGTCGTGTTGCCGTTCTGGTACTCAATCGCGGCGGTGATGTCGCCCAGCATCTGGTTGAGCGTGTTCAAATCGGCGCGAGTGACCGACTTGCCGTTCAACGAATAGCTAGTGTTCAGAAGGCAGGCTTGAATCGCGTCCAAGACCTTGGACTTGAGCGTCGTCAGCGTCGCAACGTCAATGTCGAGGAAGGGATTGTCAGCCGCCATAAAAGAGCGGCCACCGTCAAAAGGTTTTTTGACGCCCCGTAATGCTACGACTTTGACGGGGTGAAGCGGATGATGCCCGCAATCGTCGCCATACAAAGCAGCATCGCCGAGGTGTCCAAGCCGTGGTTGGGCGCGTTGCTTCGGACCTCCCTCCACTCCCACACGCCGGT